TACACAAAATCATCTCCTGTTATAAGCATTACTAGCCGCCTTGCAATCAATGCTCCCCAAATCAATTTTCTGTCACTAGAGCTAGACACTCTCATTTTATAGAACACGAAGGTCAAAAACATCATTACCCCTACTATCCAAGAGTCTCCATGTGATGTTTCCAAACTACCTGAGGGCATCACTCCCAAGAGAAAAACAAAATCCTTCAACCATCGGACACATTTCCCTGCAAGCTGTTCAGCACACCCCTCCAACAAGTATTGATACATTCGATACATATGAGTGTCTTCCTTTATAATCCATAACGATCCCATCATCATGTACAACATCAACATCATCGAATTTATGCTCAAATCTAATGACTCCACATCTCCATCTGAAATCATCATAGTACCATCTTTAGACTTCAAATATGTCTTATTAATTGTCTGTGCATCATTATACCCTAATTCTATTTCATCATATGAGTCCATTTCATCTCCAAACAACTGAAGATACTTCAAGTATGCTCCTCCTTCTGTCCACTTAGCCCCTATATCTATATGAACAGTACTATTCCGAGCATGCTTAGCACTTAAAGTTCCATCCAATCGTATTTCATAACTATCTGGAGCATATGTTCTCTCTTGATGTCGAGTTTTAAACAATACATGTAATCCAGAGTCTCCACTCATAAAGAACAACCTCACTTTCTTATAGATCTTCTCAACCATATCATCACTTAAATCTCCCAGATCTATTCCTGACAACCTCTGCTGTTTAACTGACAATGATATTATATGTCGAATTAATTCTTTCTCTATTGGTACCTCATGTCGAGTAGCCTCAAAAATCTTTATCAATTGTATTATAACTTCTCCCAAAATTATATGTTGAGCCTGCTTCTTTGTAGGAGAGGAGGTGAATCTCACTGTCATTCCTTTTAACTCCACATCCTCATATTTTCGATAGCGCCTCAATGACGACTTACTCTTTGTAAACTTCCAGTACTTCAAATCCCCTATTTCTAGTGTAAATCTAATTGGTTGTAAATCCACACAATACGCATAATAAAATTTTAGTGCACAATGAGTGTCGTTGAAATCATATGCTGCATCAACTCCTGTATGCATCTTAAACATTTTCAACAACCGCGCCTCTAAACCTATAGCTGGATTATACTGATCATCTGGCACATATGGATAATTGTATGTCCCGCCAAAGGCCAAAGTATATATTGACAATTTCCGCATGCACAGCACGCTCAACGACGGCACACTTGTCTCTATCCTATGAACATTCTCTACCCAATGATCATTTGGACATAATTCTTCAATCTTTGCTGGAACTACCAAATTGGGGAACCTCCAATTCATCTGATATGCATCAACCAGTTTTACGAGCTCCACATGAATGGGGTCCAACCTAGTCTTTTCTGTAGCTGGTGGAAACCACTCTGATGGCCATCCTTTAATCAGCA